GTAACCGGCCCCTGATTGATGTCGATGGCGAGGGCATGTTCTATGCCGGAGTTCCCGCCCGATACGGGCACGGTCTGCCTGCGGATCGCTGCGGCATACCGAGTTCCGACCAGCGACAGCATATCGCTATACCACTCCGACGTTGCCCCAGATTCGTCAACGTCCGTCCAGCCCGTCAAATCCGTAGTGAATGTCCCGTTCGTAATGGCAGTCGTTACGGTCGGGCGCGTGATAACAGCGTCGTTGACATACACACGCATGGCGCCGGTCGTCAGCTCAATAATGGCTTGGTCGTCTAGGGCAAACACGAACGGGATATGGACGGCCGCACCGTCGTTTCTGGATGATGCAACATACTTCGATCCGGGTCGCAGCATCATGCTGCCTAAAACACGCGGCATCCAGTTGGTTTGGGTTTCTGCCGAAAGAGCTGTGCGCGGAAGATCGGTGCGGGCAAGCGCTAGAGGAGAGATCACGCCACGATTAAAGCTCTGGACTAATGCAATGGCTTTTGACACAGCGAACCTCGTTAATTAAAACTGCCAGCTTCCGCTGCTATTCCTTCTTGGCTTGCGACCACTTCCTGAGCGTGAATTTACCCAAGACCCTGTTGGCGCAAATGCGGTTGGATCATTCATAGCATCGCGTGACTTAGCATCCAGAAGCAACTTGCTAGAAAGTTTGCGAAAATACTCGGTCTTAGTTTCGTTTTGTGTTAAGCGTGGAGATGCCTTGAACGACATATATGCCTTAGCATATTCTGAAAAACTTTCGGGCCAAAGACTCAAATCTCCGCCGTATGAACTATCATCAGAAACATACCTGATATAAATTGTGTCATCATCGGCAAACAGATACCCCGCCTCGTCAGTATACTCCAATAGCGGGCTGTTAAAATATTCATCAGTAGAAACACCGACAATACGCACCCAATCAGAAGGTTTAGAAAAGCCGCGCGAATAGCCAAAGTCAGGATCAATCCCAGCATCGTAATCCATTTGGATTGTGCGAGTGGCGAAGTTCCAAAGACCCTGCTCAAGCAGGTATGTAATCAAATCTCCGCCACCCCAGATATCATCGAGAACGCGGCGAGATTCGCGGGCCTCGGTGAGAGATGATAGCTTCCTCTCACCGAGATTGGTTAGTGCGCCATTATATATTTTTAATTGCGTCTGACTCATGCTGCCATTGATTTAAGATATCCGGCGAGTTCGCGCTCCGCCGTCCTGCGATCCTCGAGTCCATCAAGAACAACCTGTCCGCCGTCTTTTTTAACGATAGACCATTTGCTATGGATGCCGCGAAACACAACCTCGTAATCCTCACTCGTCACCATTCCCGGTACTGCGGCGGATGTTTCGGCGTCAGACAAGTCATGATACTCCAGTGCAAAAACGCGCGCCGAAACATTCGTGCGGTTCATAACCAGTACGCGGGCATAAAGGCTCATATCGTCAGACATGACCTCAATCTGATTCCCAACCTCGAGATATTTAGCAACATGACAGAAATACTCAGGGCGCATAATATCTTCCATCGTTGTGCCTGTTTCGACCACGATAGTAAAACGCTTCGACACAAAATCACTTGGCTTAAACCTTGCTTCCTGTATCTTTCTGACCATTTGCTTCCCAATATTAGACATTGATTCCTCCCTGTAAAAACACGCATCAATTCACCTAAGTATATGCCTTTTGCGAGAAAGAAGAAACCCCCGTTTTTGGGCGGGGGTTTCTCTCGGAGTACGCTTGCGGGGGGAGGAAGCGTAAATTAGTCGGAGTCGGTAGCGGAGCCAGTGACAGTGCCGTTGGCAAGGTCAACCGCGCCACCAGCGGTGACGCTGTCAACGCGGTACTGGTTGGTTGTTTCCGCGCTTAGATCTTCATGGATAACAATATCGCCAACATCCATCCCAAGATCATCTCCGTTTGTGATGTAGCCGTTGCCATCAACATCAGTCGTGGCGTCATCATCATTGTAGATGTAGATCTTCATGCCAGCACCACCGATGCCTTGAGCAATCAGAGCCGGGGGATTTGAGGTTTCGTAAGCCATTTTAAGTTTCCTTTCCTATGTTAATGACTAGCTGAGAGATACGCTAGAACCATCGTGCAGCATTTGCACAACACCGCTGTTTTGCAGCAGTTTCGCGCCCATGAACAACGAAGCCCGCGCCCAGTAGAAGTCTTGGCGCTCGTCGTATCCTGCGGAGGCATTAAGGTTCGCAGAGTCAGCTGCATGACCAATCGCGCTCTTGTGGTACATGTAGCATTTCTCAGTGGCCGTATTGATGCCGGTCAGACCAGCATGAACAATCCAGTTAACGCCCATCCAGCGCAGCATTTGACGGGCAGCTCCATCGAAGGGCTTAACCGTCACGTAATCAGCGTTGGAGAACTCCGGAATTTGCATCAGATATTTTTCAAATGCCGGGGTAATCAGGCCGAACATATTGTCCTGCTCGTGAACGGGGACGTTCTGCGAAGCAAGGTATGCACGGGCTGTGGTCACTACGTTAAGGGACGCGGTAGCAGCGGTCGTGTTAATCGTCGCCGTATCGAGTTGGGCGATGATCTGATCGTCAATCTTGCGATTGATAACCTGAACCGAGTTTTCCTGCATGACCTTACGAATGTCGCCCTGCGACATATCTGTGGTGAAGCGCGTTGCTTCAACGAGGTCATGGTATTCGGTCAGGGTAGCTGTACTTTGAGTCAGGCTGTTGTTACGAGCCGGGATCAAGCCGTTCGCGCCGCGCGTCGTTGCGGTTGCACCACCGGAACCAGCCGTCAGAAAGACAGCGGAAGTCCCTTTAATGCTTGCTTCGGTTATGCAGGTAGAACGCAGAAGTGATTGTGAACGCTCGAAAGTAGCAATGTACTCCGGGCGGTATTGGGTCATAAAAGCTGTTGAAGCCATGATAAATCTCCATTGTTACGGTTAAGTGTTAAAGTTCACACCGCAGCTTTGGGTTATCCTTTATGATGGCTTGGGGGAGGGTTGTCCGTTTCCGGGTGCCTTCCAATGCGATCTGGCAAGGGTGCCTACGCAGCAGATATTATTTCCAAGTATGGGATGCCTCGACAGAGGGTTGCCCCATACTTGAATAATAATTCAACTAAAAAGTTTCCGCAATAGGGCAAAACTATCCGCGCTTAGAAAGTTTTTCCTGCACAGCAAGAAGCTCACCGAAGCGCGTTTGCATCTTCGGGTCTTTCCAGTATTTCTGCGGTTCGTCCCGCATTGTTTTCTGGATTTGTTCCAACTCGGAGGAGATAGCCGCTACGTGGTTAGACGCACCGGGTACAACGGTAGCGCCAGGGTCTATCTCGCGGGCGATAGAGGCCAGAGCCTTCAACACCTGCGGATTGTTGCCCAAGATAGTACCATCCGGCATACGCGCCATATGCAACTGACCACCAACCTCCGGCCCGAACTTGCCGACCAGAAAATCAGCTACGGCATTCACGTTGGCACGGTAATCGCCGCCCCACTCGGCGCGCAGAGCGTCTTCAGTTTGCCGCCTGTACGCCATATCCGATTCGCTTTGCTGCGCGATCTGTTGGTCTTGCTGCTGGTAGTACCAGCCAAGCGCAGTCTTAACGACCTCGGGATGCACATTCTTGTCGTGCATCTGTTTTAGGAATCCGCCAAGCATTTGCTTGTCATCATCGCCAATCACAAGACCGTCAGGTAAAGTTGTGTCATACTTATCAGGCGATTCTGGGATGCCATTATCTGCCCTCCATCGCGCCATTTCCTCCGGGTTCTTCCCATCCGGTGCCTTTGCCATCAGAGCGCCGGAGCCTTTCTTCTGCTCCAGCTCGCGCCATGCTTTCAAAACATCTGACGGAGATGACATGCGCTCAAGCTGCTTGCGCGCTTTTTCGTCGCCACTAGCCAGCATATCCCGCCAGTTATCAGGCCAGTTGGCCGGTGCCGCTGTGGGCTTGTCCTCCGCATTGCCTGCGGCGATCGGTGCCGCTGGCGCTGGTGCCGGGGTTGGTGCTGCGGCTGGCGCCGTCGCTGTAGCCGCTGTTTCTGCTGCTGGTGCCGCAACCGGAGCCGGTGCTGCTGCCGCCTGTATAATAGTTTCTGTAGTCATAGTTACTTCCTCCCAAACGCTGCTGTGTTGATTTTTAACAATTTCACTATCTCAAGTCCTACGAATCTACGCCCCTCGGCAATGAAGGTATCGTTCACGCTATCAGGTCTTGCACTCAGGTCGTATGCCGCACAGCCGCGCTCGATGATCCAGCGCAAGGCTCTTTTCTGTTGTTCGGGCGTGGCTTCTCCCGCCTCTAATGCCTGCAACGAAACCGCGTCGGGCAAATCCCACGGCGGCGGAGTCAGCGCGCCGGGGGCTTCTATTCTTTTTTTGAATTGATTCATCAGTAGCTTCCTTTTTACAAACAACACTATAGGCGATTGCCGCCAGTTGAAAAACCCCCGAAACATACTACATCACCCCGCCAAGACCCTCTTGCAGCGCCTTACCTGCGTTACCGATCTGCTCCGCCGCCATCCCGCCCTGCGTCAGTGTACCCATCATCTGCTGCATGGCGTCCTTCTGCGCTTGCTCCTGCGCGATAGCCTCAAGCTCATCGTCCGTCCGCAGCCACTTCGCTTGCGACACGCCGCCGGAAAGAACGTCGCGCAGCGCAACCTTGACATCCAGTATCGCCGGGGCGCTTTGGTCAAGCTGCGCGGCCTCAAGCAACATGGCTTTCGTTTCAAGGAATTTCTGCGACTTCTGGTGTTCCTGCGCTGCGGCCAGCGGCGACTCGAACCGGAACCGCATTTCCCCGCCACGCAATTCATCGGGGATGCTGTCAACCGGGCCGAACGCCCCAGCACCCATCAGGATGTCAAACGTCAGCTCACACAAGCCGCCGTTGTACTCGACCTCCATAGGCTCAAATAAAGGGAGCGCATTTCTGACATACTCAGAAACACGCTGCCCAACCTCAAATGCCGTCATGTCGCCCTTAACCGGAGGCAAGCCAATCTTGTTCAGGAAAAACGCCTCGGCAATCTGCTCACGAATATCGCGCTGCATTTCGATCCCGAGCGGGATGCCGTTGCGATCTTGCGTGATCGGGCGCAGAACCTCGCCCAGCCGTTCATCATATTCAGCATCTACCCACGTAATGCCGCCAGCATACACGCTGACATCAGAGCGAATAGCCTCCTGCACCGCAATCATCGGCGGGTCGGCGGCCTTCTGACCGGCTTCCAACAGCGTCAGGGTCATGGCCTGAATCAGTCGCGCGTCGGACAGAGCCGCGACTGTGGCCGGTGAATAAGCGTACTGTGAGCCTGCGACAGTCTGCCAGCGCGGGATAACGTAGCATTTGTTGTTGATCCCGATTTCTTCCATCGTTTTGTTATTGTCTAGGTCGATGTGGATAGAAACAAACTGGGTCTTGTGCTTTTTCTTGATGTCGCCGGATTGATACTCCTCAGTCGGAA